CCAGACATGTTTGAATTGTTTTGTGTTAGACCTTGATTTTGATTTTGATAAGTTTCAGAACCTTGACTCAGTCTACTGGCAGTGGGTATGCTCATGTTGCTGTTGGGATTACGTGCAGGCAAGATGGCCTTGATCAGTCCATCTTGTGCTTCAGCTTTTAATAGTTTGGTAAGGTTAACACCTTTGTTGCTGTTGTATGATTTCCAGGCTTTTAGTGCTGCTGCTTCGTAGTTGCCGTTACCAATATCTGTTATCACTTGATCAGCAGAGTCTAGTATGCCGCCGGCATTTAAAATACCTCTTGCACCGTAAGGACGATTGCGAGCAGCGTAGGCAGTGTTCTTTTTAATAGACCCACTGGCAATGGGACTTTGACTACGATCGTAGTGTAGGTCAGCAAACCCAGGAACAGTGGATTCTGTTATCTGGCCTTTGAAATACAATATGCTTTCGTAGGTCACACTCATTGTGTGTTCCATGATGTTGGCTTCATTTTGTCTATGTTCGCCATGTTGAAAACTAGTGATAATTGGATTTATCAACACGTATTCTGTAAAATGCCCGGAATGTAGACTGTATACACGAATAGCCCGAAGCATCTGCTGTTTTCCCGAAGGAGACTTTAATGTGTATCCCCAGCCTGTTGTTCGGCGGGTAGCATATTTGTGTTCTGCTGTGTATGCTGCTGATAATGTATCATCATTGTTATAGTAGTCGGAATCTCTGTAGTAGTAGGTATAGTAATCTCTCCATAAATCTAATACCACATCAGAATTATCATCGTGAAATGTGATGGACACCGGATCGTATTTTATTTTATTTTGAACAATGTTTGGCCTGTTATAGGCATTGTGTATTTTACTATCTACAGTGAATTTTGGCAGACCAACTGACTTAACTAGCATGCCTGCGGTCACTAGAGAGTTGTTATCTAAGGTTTGATATTCGGGGTTGATGTCAAACTTAACGTGATACAGGTGTGACAGTTTTGGTGCATAACTAAACTTATCATCTATGTATAGTTTACCGCCGTGATTGTAGTTGTGTATTTTACTACTGTCATCGGCTGCGCCGCCAGATGATGTTGCAGCACCTTGGCCATTTGTACTGGCACGACCCAGTGCTGTCATGAATAAGTTTTCTATCAGAGACATGTAAATATTTATGCCATAAAAAAGCCCGGATTTTTCCGGGCTTTGTTAGTTCAGGTTATGATTACTTGCCGCCGCCTGCACCAGTTACTAGACCAGCAACTGATCTAATAAGGTTAGTGGCGTTTGCACTACCGTTAGGTGTTTGATATGCGTTATCGTAACGAATAGTCAACGCAATGCTCATTGGATCATTGGTTGCATAGTTGGCATCACCATAGTCAACTTGGCTGATAAATGCACCATACATTTCCCATGTTTCTAGAATGTTAGGAGTATTAGCACCGTTGCCACCATCTAACATTTCATAACGTAGTAAGAACTTGTAGTCTGCACCTGATGCAGCACTGGTTTGTTCTGCAAAGTCAAACTGCTTCTGGATCTGTTCGCCAACCAAACGAGCAACATTACCACCAGCATCATCACGTAGGTTGATTGTGGTTTCTGTCCATTCTGGTTTGCCCATCAAATACACTTTACTGTTATACATGTCTAGTGTAATTGGGTTAAAGTTTACGCTGGGACGTTTGATATCCATGACTTGTTTAGTCAATTCAACCACGTCAGAGCTTAGACCAAAGTTTTCAAAGCTGGCTCTGAAACGATATTTTAATTTTGGCATCAACAAACCCTGGCTGGTTGCCGATTGGTCACTGGCCAAAGGTACTGTGAATCTACTTAATGATGCTACTGCCATTTTATTCTCCTATTACTATTATTTACTCTTTATTCCAAATAATGAATGGGCCCGACGCCCATTCATTATATTAGCCTATTATACGCCCTTGGCAATATCACCAGGGTTCTTCAAGCGAATTGGAATGTAAATAAACTCAACATCCTTCATTGGTTCAATTGCGATATCAACATACAATTCATTCTTCGCAATACGGTCTGGTGTATTGTTCGAACTATCACAAACAACCACATAGTCATACAAGCCACGTTTTGCCACTAGATCATTCATAGCACTGTCAATAATGCTCTTGATCTGATCGCGTGTGATTTTGTCGTTTGGTTCAAACAAGAAGCCGTTACCAACATTGGCAAGGATTGTTCGAATGTAGTTAACTAAACGTGCTACGTTGATACGATCCAATGCGCTGGCAACACCATTGCGTGTCTTTTGTCCAAATGCTGTTAGTCCAACACCAGTTAACTGTGTAATTGGGTTAACATTAGCAAGATACATAGAATCACGTAATGATTGGCTAACGCCTGTTTGTATGAAAGTCTTGGTGTTTCCAGTTGACAAGTAACCAATTACGCTGGCATTGTCAATTAAACCACGGCGTGTGCCTGCTGGTGCAAACCACTGATACGATACATTATCACTGCGGATAAATGTGCGTAACATCATGTGACTTGCTGGAACAACAATAGTATTTCCACCCACGTCTGCAGTTTGTGCTGCTGGGTAGAATACACCCAAGTATGGATCTGCTGTGGTTAAGCCAGCGCCGTATACACCACTGACACCATTGCTCCAGTTGGTAATTTGAATACCGTTTGCAGGCAATGTCATTGGAGTATCACCAATAACAAATGCTGTGTTACGACGATCGTTGTTCAATGCAACCATGTCTGGAATTAGCTCTGGATAACCAGGAGCAACAATCAAACTGTATGCAAAGCGATCTTCACGAAGCTCTGTGCTGGCGCTAATAGCGGCTCTCATGGCCTTAACTACCATGCGGCGTTGAGCATGTGTTCCCATGTAAGGACTACCATCATCGTTGTTACCGCTGGCTGTAACCCAAGTTGCTGTTACATCAGGTAATGACTCATTGGGATAGTTAGCTGATGTAAATTTGTTGCTTACATATTGCTTGACATTGAATCCAGAACGGCGTGTGTTAAACAACAAGGTGCCACGTGCATATAATTGTGCATCAGGGCAATCTAAGTCTGTATAAGAGCTGCTTAACAATGCTGTTAGACTTGGGAAATCACCTGTAATAGGATCAGTAGTTCCATCTGTGTCCCAACGTGCATCAGCAAAAACAATACCGTTTTGGTTCACGCTGTCTGAATTGTCAATGGCAATCCATTGTCCAACTGCGGCGTCATTGTAACGATATAGCTTGGGATAATTTTCCAAATCGCTGGTATCAATCCATAGATCTCCAGGAACTAGACTACCACCGTCGCTGCGCTCGCCATCCACTGGCTCAGTGGCAGATAAGATTGGGCCTGCTGGATCAGTGTTGGATAGATTATAACCACGTGCATCAATAGCGCCAGTTAAATAACCTGTCCATGTTGTTCCATTATTAATTAAAATGTCTGCAGCCAGGGCATCACCATAGTGCCATAGTGTGCCATCATCAGGTGCTTTGTATGGCTCTGATGTGCTGTATGTGTATGTCAGTGGTTTGAATCCACTTAATACCAATTCGTCTGTGGTATAATCTACACGAACACCTGTGGTGCTGGTTGTAAATCCTGCTGTCGACAGTGCTGTTCCGCTTAGGTTTGATAACCAAATAGTTCCACCTGTGCGGTGTGTAAAGCTAATAGCTCCACTGCTTTCAACTGTGATATTCAAATTAGGAATATTTAGTGACAGTAGTGCTGCCACAAAACTATTGGTAGTTGTTCCGATGTCACCAACACCAGTTGAGTATGTCAATGGCGCAGGGTTACCAGGTTGTGTAACACGAATCTGGATAGTATGGCTTGCTGTAAACACACGAGTTGCTAATGGTATAGTGCCTGTTGTTTTAACTGCACCAAGCACCGAACGTCGGAATGGACGTGTTGTAGCTGTGCCATCACCAAATACATCATATTGTGTATATATTGTTCCAATATCAAGGCCACTACCACCGCCTGCTGAATCTAAACCATAAATTGCTGCGGCTTCTGTAGAATACAATGGAGCAGCAACCGATGTCCATGTGTCTGTGGTTGCATTGTAGATCTTGATTCCAAGACTTGCGCCAGCGCCTTTGACAGAAGTTTTTACAAACACACTGCCTGTTGGACGAGGAACATCATCTGTTGTTCTCCATGATGGGATTTGAACATAACTACCAAATGTCAATGCTGGACTAGAATGATCACCAGTAGCAATACCAACTGAGGCTAATACATCATTGGAACCACCAGTGTTTACAATGGTCATAATACCGTCTGCAGTAGAGCCATCGCTTTCACTTGTAGCATCAATATAAAACACCAATCTATTGCTAGTGTCGGCAGCGGCAGTAACTCCAGTGATACTGGCTGCGTTAATAGCAATAACTATTGTGCTTAGATCAGCTGATGATCCCAATACAACTGCGGTGCCGTTGATGGTCACACTGTTGGTTCCAGCAGCTAATACTGGGGTTAGTGTTGTACCTGTAACGGCCACATATGAATTTTGCCATTCTGTGGTGCCAAGTGCTACCCAAGCATTGCTAGAGTTCTTGTAGTATACATAGTTGTTTGTTCCATAAACTGCATCAGGAACAAGAACAACTGCGTAATCGCCAACCAGTCCAATGCTGTCTAGTGGAACTGGAGGAGTAGTTCCAACTGTGTCATCAGATGATGTGATTACTGTGGGTGTTACTAATGTAAAAAAGCCAGGTGTAGTGTCATTGCCTTCGTCCCACTCGTAAATACCCCATGCTGTGTTAACTAGATCTAACCAATAAACACCATTGGATACTTTGCCCTTGGGTCTAATTGATGTAGCTGTAAGTTGTGTTAGATCAATGTCTGCGCGGATAGTGTATGCTGAATTACCTAGTCCCAATGCACTGTATGCTGCCATTAAACCATATTCATTTGTCTCATCGCCGTTTAATGCTGTGCCAGCTGCGCTTTGTTGGAATGTTGGATATCCGTATGCTGCCACCAATTCGCGTTGACTGCCTACTCTTTGTAGTTTACCAGCGGTTGCTTTGCTGGTGTTGCTGGTCGATAGACCATTTGCAAGTTTGTCTTGTTCAGTGGCTAAGATAACCAAAGGTACCGTGCCAACTGCGCCCGGTACGTATTGACTTTCGTCTGTAACTGTTATTTGTAATCCTGGGGATACTAGTGCCATGGTATTATTCCTTTTCAATACATGTTAATGATATTTACCAATAGGTGATATTTTTTGGTTGTTTGACTGCCCTTAATTAAGGACCATCCATAAATACTGTATGATTAGACCACTATGCCCATGCCGAGATCGCCCGGTAGCCATCAATCGCTACGCAGGTGAACGTGTTTACTATAGGAAGTTGTGTGACCAGTGTCTAAGAAAAGGGCGCAAACTAAAACCGCAGGCGCCCAGTTGGTCTAGATCAGGATATCAAAAGAAAGAAAAGTGTGAACGCTGCAACTTCAAGTTCAAGTTTCTAACTCAAAGTCGTGTGTTCTATGTTGATGGTAACTTGAACAACAACGATTGGACTAACTTAAAAACACTGTGCTTGAACTGTCAAGAAGAAGTGTTTAAGAGCAAACTGCCATGGAAGCCTAGTCCGCTCGTAGCAGACTTTTAAGGTCTGCATACATAAACTCAACAGGCCTGTTGTTGTCAATAACATGATCAAACTCTGTGCCAACCCAGGCAGTTTCGCTGGCATGAATATTATGTGAGTGGAGGACTTGCTGTGCATCTGTATTGCCGGCATTAGCTTTGATTGCAATGTCATGCCACCAAGGCAGTTCTCCACGTTGCACCCATATGATCTTGCCGCCTTGTTCTTTAATGGCTTTGATCTCGTTGGGGAAACGAACATCACTGATAACTGTGTTGCCAGTGCGGCTACGTAGTCGATTTTCAAGTGCGGCAATCCAGATGTCATCGTGGAATCCATGGCGACAAACTTCAGTGCCCCAGTATTGCAACACCCAACGAGGTGTAATTACTCTTTCTAAACGGTTGGTCCACCAGCCGTCTTGTTGTTCACGCCAATGCCGTGCTTCGGGTGTTAGTCCTTCTAACAGTTCTCTGTCCCAACCAAACACTGCTGCCACTGCGTCTTTGAGTGCGCCTGCAAAGCTGTCACGTCTAAACCCGTGAAAGCCTACCAAGTAGTTTGCCGCTGTGTCTTTGCCTGAACCTATAAAACCTGATATACCTATGATCATAAAAAATGCCCCGTTAGGAGCATTTTACATTAAACTGTAACAAAAGTCAAACACCGTATTTGTTCTTTTTAGGCTTGTTAACAACGCTGGTTTTGTTGGTGTCAGACTGTTCTTGGCTCTTGCTATTAGAATGCACACGCTTGGTATTATCGCCAACATATTTTGCGGCAGCATCCATCATATTCATTTCTTCTTTGGTATATGGTGCCAATAGTGGGTCGCCGCCAATCCAGGGTTCTGCAGCAGCCGGAAAGTCGGGTGCGCCTGCTAGCGCAATGCCAAAACGATAGTTCAAGTATGCACTACCAGTGCTTGAGTTTTGACCAGGGTAAGTTGTGGCATTCTTGATAGGCGCAGAATGTTCCTGTGGCGGTGTATCAGTTTCTAAACCAACCATGGGATCTGTAGCTGGGTCTAAGTCTTCTTTAATAATTTCATTAATTTTCATACTATATTTATCCTGTTACCCAGGTATAGGGTTCACTGCCGTCAATGAAATCTTTGAGCTGTTGTTCAAGTGCATCCATTTCAGCTTGTGCTTCTGATTTTAATGCGGCGCCGTTGAGTGTGGTTCCTCCTTGAGGACCGCTGATAGT